TCATAGGTAGTTTGGTTAGGAGTAAAGATTAGTTTACCATCACGACCTTCGTAGGGTTTGCCTGGATGGAATAAGATATCTCCGTAGATATAACCACGGAAGTCTTTAGGCGTAGCACGTTCGAATATAGGCCATAGGCTGGCCATATCACCAGCAAACTTTTCACGCCAGTCCTCGCCTTTGCCGCGACTCATGATAAACTGTTTAAGTTCTTCTGGACTAGAACTGCGCCCTTCTTCACGACCCCAGTTGTTCTTGCCAACCATACGGAAGGTACCGTCTTCGTCTCTACCCCAATATACTGTAGGATTTCCATCCCACTTGATGCTGATGTTTTTGGCATCAGCTGAAATATTCTTTAATACGCTGACAGCACGTAAAGCACCACGAGGTTCTGTGAATACTAGATCTTCTAGATGGTTGAACTCTCGGCCGACTTTCTTAGGAGCAGAGGGAGCTAGATCTTCTGTTAAAAACTCAAAAGCTCTCATTTAATAATCTCTATCATCCTACGGAACCATGCGCCAGTTCCTGGTACAAAACTTTCTACCTTGCCTGCCTCTGGAAGTTTCAATCCTTCTCTTCCTAGTGTTTCTCTAGCATCTGCGACTAGCTCTTCGTAGTTAGGTAGCTTGATGATATAATCGATTACAGCTTCTGGATCTTGTAGATTCTTAGGACTAGCTGTTTGTCCTAGCAGCTTCTTAGCTATTTCGTTTGGATCTTTGGTAATAAGTTCTTTGCCGTCGCCACTCATTAATCCATTGTTAGGACTCCACTTCATACCACGTGCTTTGGCTATGCTTGCTAACAATACGTGTCTATGGCTTCCTTTTAACTCGCTGCCTTCTTTGCCGCCTTGTAGGCTCCAGCGAAGCCACGATGGTTCACCAAACATAAAGTCTGCTTGTACGAATCCGTTATCTGGATTACCTTTGATAGGAGTTTTGAAGTGTACAGATATACCGCTTTTCTTAACCCATTCTTTTGGATTACCACCGTCCTTGGCAATGTAGTCCATAAGACGTTGTGCGAACTCATTTTTGTTTACAGCATTAGCATCTACAGCTAGATCTAGATCTCCACTGGTTTCTTTTTTGCCAGTCGTTCCTAGCATGTTATCAGTAAGTTCAAGTCCTGTAACTTTTTCTAGCCACTGTACTGTGGGCAGAACGTCCGCTTTATTAATGCGTACTGTTAGAACTGTACCGGCATCATCTTTGAAGATATTGCCGCCTTCAAATAGTAAGTCACTCATTGTTTGATTCTTCTAGTTTTCTTTTTGCTTTGCGAGATTCTGATATCTTGCGTATTCCGCGGGTGAACTTAGCAGGATCTGCACCTTTGATAGCATTGATAAAGCGACGTTCTAGCTCATCTGCCATTTCTGGGTCGTAGGCCTTATGAATGCTTTCTAGCAGATTGATAGCAGAGTTGATGATATTGGTTGCTCTGCTTTCATACAGGGCATCCTTGTTTCGAACTTCTGCTAACTCATTAAGCTCTTGTAATATTGATCTAGTTTTTACTTTCATTGCTGTTCCGAGTCGTTATTGTATTTAACTCAAATACGTTTTAGTTTAAACAAAAGATTTGGCTGTGTCAACACTTGCTTTTTGTGCGGTTGCACAATACTATGTATAAATACATTAGTAGAAACCATGAGTTACTACACACACATACGGAGATTCACATAATGAATAAACTATCAGCAAAAATGCTATCGCTATTGGAGCGACTAGCAGAAATGTTTCCTAAGCAACATTACCAAACTCGCTTAGAGCAGTATATCAACAGCAAACGTCCAACCAACGCTGCAGAAGTAGAATATTGGCAGCGTGAGTATGATGCTCACCAATGGGGGCGCGGACTATGATTAAAGTTTTTAAAAGCATCTATGAGTTTTTAATCGCTTGTTCGGAGTCGCTTTATGAATACAAAAAATCACAGTACAGCAAACGATACGGCGGATACTGAGGAGGCTTGGCCCATGCATGAGAAGATCTGCTTATGGGCCATCCTAGGTATGATTTGTTATCTGGTTATCGCAGGTTAACAAATCTTGCCATTGTATCTGTTTTTAGTTGTTTTTTTGCGATAAGAGATATATAATAACACATCAACGAAAAAGAAGTAGTTGATAGTGAACAGACAAACACACAGGAGAAAAATATGTTTACACCAGATTTTTACATCGAATCAATCCAGAATGCCAAGAAGGCCGTAGCCAATGCTGTTATCGCTGATAAAGCATTGAACAAAGCAGCTCATTCTTATATCGACGCTCAGACAGCGTTCGCAAAAGTTCTAGTAAGTAACACTATCGAAGTCACTCGCTTTGCGGTTGAAAAAGCTTCAACAGTGTTGTTTTCAAGAAAGGACGCAACCGCCTAAGGTTGAACAGACATACACACAAAGGAGATTATTATGTCAAATAACGGTTTAGAAATGAAACTACCAGAAGTAAAGTTTAATAAGAACGGATATGAAATCCGCACAGATATTCTAGCAATGGCCAAAGACTTGGTCCAGAGCGAATATCATGTTAAGTTCCAGGGTTGGGAAATGTCAACTAAGCGAGACGAGAAGACAGGTCAGATCGTATCTAAGGTTGATATGCCTGAGTTTCCAGGACTAGATAAGGTGTTAGAAACCGCAGAAAAAATGTACGCCTTCGTTAACAGTGGCGTGAAGAAATAATATTACCCGCATAGCGGCATATTATATTGGTAGAAAGAAAAAGGACATCTCCGGATGTCCTTTTTTATTATGTGGTAGTTCTTAATCTTGCTAGTCCTACTGACTCTAATATCTTTATATAGAGCCAACCTATATCAAACTCCCACCACTTCTGAGAGAGGCGGGCACTCGCTGGTTCCAAGTGGTGGTTGTTGTGCAACTCTTCTCCACCAATAACAATGCCCCAAGGCACAATATTACGACTATAATCACGTGTCGTTCCATTTCTATACCCCCACCAATGTGCTAGGCCGTTTATTACTCCTGCGGCCCAAAATGGAATCCATATCATTTGTATACCCCATACCAACAATCCCCACCATCCAAAGATCAAGGTGTTGAGCACAAGGAGAATGCCAATGCCAAGTCTACTGTGAGGCTGGTATAAGTGAAGCTCCAACCAATCAGCAGGAGTACCAACACCGTATGTATCGACCATATCTTTATCTTTCGATGCTTCATGATACAATAATGCTCCTTGACTAAACACACGCCATATTCCATATACGTGGGGGCTGTGTGGATCACCATCTTCATCGCTGAATCTGTGATGCTTACGATGTATAGCTACCCATTGTTTTGTTACCATACCGGTTGTTAGCCATAACCAGAATCGCATAAAATGCTCAACGGCTGGATGAAAAGTTACTGCTCTATGTGCTTGTGCTCTGTGCAAAAACAAAGTAACACACATAATGGTTATGTGTGTCATTATTAAAGTGTATATCAATTCTATCATAGTGATCGTTTTATCCTGTTTATAATCAAATCAACTACTCTGTCACTGATAACCACTTCGTAATGATTTAACTCCATCTCGACTATTTCAAAGTCTTTGCGTGATCGCATACTATTTAACGTGACCACTCCGTCGTTGGGTTCACTTATCCACGGGCTCTGTCCAGCAGTTGTTACTACCTGTGTCCAGTTAGGAGGCGCAGGCAAATGACGAGCTTCCATCATCGGTTCGCTCATAGTACCAACATCCTTCATCAACCTGTTAAATGGTAAGAAGTATTTGGCAAAATCTGCTTGTTCGCTGCCAGCATAAGGAGTGCTTAAACTGACACCTCCTTTGGTAGTTTCTTTATAATGATGGGCCAAATATAAACTATAGATACCGCCTAGACTATGACTGATAAAGAACAGTCTGTCGGCATCATCAAGCTGGCCTTTCATCTTTTCGAGATTGTTGAAGAACCCATCATGGCTCTTATACTCGAGCATTATGTCGGGTTCTTCAAATGTATCTCTAACATACTGCCTAATGTGCGTAAAGCTCTCAGCTGTCGCACTCGCTCCGTGGATATAAACTATCATTAGTGAAACTGATCTGCCTCTGTTGAAGATTTATTAGCTACTGTGCTTGTAGCTCCTACTGCTTCGCTGATCAAATCAAAGTAGCTTACGCCAACTTCGCGTTGATGTTTGACAGTAGTAAAGCCGCGTTCCTGTGCGGCAAACTCACGTTCCTGCATTTCTGAATAACCAGCCATACCACGTTGCTTGTAGGCTTCTGCAAGTTCAAATGTTGCTAGGTTAACACTATGGAATCCTGCAAGTGTGATGAACTGGAACTTGTATCCTAGTTCGCCTAGTTCACGTTGGAAAGTTTCGCATTCATCTACAGATAAAAACTTACGCCAGTTAAAACTAGGAGAGCAGTTATAAGCCAACATTTGGTCTGGAAACTCAGCATGTATAGCATCGGCGAATTTCTTAGCCTGTGCAATATCAGGTGTACTAGTTTCGAACCATAAGAGATCAGCGTAAGGGGCATAAGCAAGACCTCTCCTAATACATGCATCAAGCCCATTTTTAAACTTGTAAAAACCTTCTTCAGTGCGTTCATCGATAATAAAATCCTTGTCCAATGGATCGTGATTGCTAGTGATAAGTGTTGCCGATTCTGCATCTGTACGTGCTAGAATAACTGTGTCAACTCCTGCCACATCTGCGGCTAACCTTGCAGCCTGTAAGTTACGAATAGCTTGGCTAGTTGGGATTAGAACCTTGCCGCCTAAGTGCCCACATTTCTTTTCGCTAGATAGTTGATCTTCAAAATGTACTGCGGCTGCGCCTGCTTCGATCATCGCTGACATTAGTTCGTATGCGTTTAGTGCTCCGCCGAATCCCGCTTCAGCATCTGCTACGATTGGTAGAAAGTAATCTGTTTCTACTTTACCTTCTGAATATTCAATCTGATCAGCACGACGGAATGCATTGTTAATCTGTTTAACAATCGTTGGTACTGAATTTACTGGGTATAGACTTTGGTCTGGGTATACTTGATTAGCTGTATTAGCAGCAGCAGCCACTTGCCAACCTGATAGATAAATCGCTTTTAGTCCTGCTTTGGCATGTTGAACAGCCTGTTGGCCGCTGTATGCTCCTAGCGTTGCGACATAGGGTTCTGTCGCTAATAGCTCACGTAGTTTTGTGGCACCACGTTTAGCTAGTGTATGCTCTATTTGCACAGAGCCTTGTAGTTTACGGACTGTGTCTTGTGTGTAGTTACGCTTCTTCATTCATATCTCCTTAAAAGCCTAGTATTTATGGCTCTGCACAAGAGAATGATGCTCACTTTAGGAACGGTCCTCGGGCACGACTCCTACTCCGTTCCAGCCCAGCAGCCGGGCCACCCTGTAACGCATAACGTCCTAAGGTAGGGTGTTCTTACTCTTCTCGTTGTAGTTCAAACGTGAAGTCGTCTAAGTTAATATTTGGATGTCTTGCTAGAAGTTTTTGTTGTGCATCATCTCTGCTTTCTGCAGGGATACGTGCTGTACGTCCTGTTTGAGTATGTGTGACTAACCAGGTACCTTCACCATCGTTAGAGTCGCCTTCTTCTTTGTCGGCTTTAGGAGCTTCGCTGGCGTATGATAATGGGAATCTGCGTTTAATATCAGCAACACTCTGTGCAATATCATACCCACCTGATACTATACCTGTGCTGTTAGATTTGATTTCTTCGCCTTTCTGTTCAATAGCTGCAACGATGCGTTTCATCAACCCAGGAAATAGTTCAGAGAATCTTTCATCACTGCGCACAGTCTGGTTACCGTTGTTCAACTGGTTAGTTGGGGCATGCATCTGCCACTTACCGTTGACATCGTCTGCGTTTTGTTTGTCAAAGATACTAACGATAGGGCCGTCATCGGCGTAACGATTAAACCATTGAAGTCCCGAGCTAGATCCTGTACAGAAACTTGCTTGGTATCCGTGTTCGTTGTTGAATGTATAACATGAACCATAGTTCATAGGAACAGTTACTAGGAAACGATCATCGTCGATCAGTGTGATTTCTTTCTTTTCGCGCTTGTGTTTTTCAATGACTTCTGCGTCTTTGATTCTACGTAGTTCGTTTTGATAATCGCGATCACGAACGATGTTCTGTATCTGTCTTAGGCTTTTGAATCTGTTAAAATCTTGATCTTTTTCTTTTAGTCTACCGCGTATACTTAGAGCTTTCCATGCACCTAGTGCATCTCCACCTTCACCGTTGACGTCTTCATAATCTAGTTGTCCGTTTACATATAAACGAGTTAACCATTCATCAAACTTGCCGTCGGCAGAAACATCGCCGTAGTCTGTGGCTCTTAGGCTCTGGTCTAATAGATCGCTCCATAGCTTTACGATCTGTTCGTCTGTAGGCTTAGGTCCTAGCTTGCCTATTAGATGTTTTGGAATAGTGTGATCGTGTCGCATAGCGATACCGATCATCTTGATCATCTTGGGATCTTTGATCTTGGCAGCAACATTGGCTTCGAATATTTGTTTTAGTTTCATCCTGAAATCAAACTCCTCTTAAAGAATGCCAATATCGTTCCTATCTTGCTAGTATCACCAGATGAAATATCTTTTAATAGTTTCTGTGGTCCTTCTGGAAACTGTGAACTGTAACTACCACTGCCGTATCTGCTGCGTGTGATTTCGCCAGTTTCATCTGGATAGTAATGTGATGCGGCCATTAGTACTGCTGAGTTTATGGCAGTGTTTAAGAATCCAGGAGTATCTCCTCCGACTTCTAGAGCATCGATTCCATTCTGTAATCGTTGTATGTGTTCTAGTTTATGTTTGGCTTTTTCAAAAGCATCATTCTTGATTTGATTGGCTACGTGTCCTTTGACATCGGCTATGGCGGCGTTCATTGCTTTAACCCATAGTGGTCGAAACTTTGTCAAAAGTTTTTCTTGATTCATTTCTGTAGGCGAGCTTGTGCCACGTAGCTCTTGACGTTTGCGTTGTACGTCTTTGACTTTGCCTTGCTCTTTACCTGTAAAGAACTTATAACTCTTAGGATTACCGATCTGTCCTTTTAGGAAATCTAATATGTTTCCGCCACGATCATCTGTTTTTGTTGCTGGTTCGCCGCCTGCACTAGCTACTGCTGTATATGAACGACCATCATACTTGATAGCACCCGTGCCTGTGGCTCCTTTGATCAATACCCATGTGCCTTTGTAGTTAGATTTAAGATCATTCCAAAGGATCTTAGGTATTGGTTGATATTGTTGGTCGTGTGATAGACCCATCTTGGTGTGAAGATACTGCACAGTCTGTTGTGCGCCTGGATGCCCTTTGACCATGTCTAATGTGCTACTAGCTTCTACTAGAGTAGATTCACATAGTCGAGCAAATAGTTGACAGCTTTCTAATCTCATCTTGTATTTATCGGTTAGGTAGTCTAGGACGATCATGTCCTAGAGCTCTGGGGTTTTCTACTGGGTGTACACTATCCTGTTCAGGCCAGCTATAGATATAATCACCAAACTCATCTCGTACTAATAGCCAGCGTATTCCGCCTGCAGAGTACTGATGTATCTGTGCTTGATATCCTGGGATAGTTGTATCAAAATCTATATCGCCTGTACCTACATCTTCGCCATTTTCGCGAGCCCAGTTTCCTACAGCATTTACTTCTTGTCTAGTATTAGGTCCTTGTCCGTTAAGATTACCAATCATCCAAATATCATTTGTTTCTGTGCGAGTAAACGATCTAAACAGATGTCTGCCTAGTGTACGGATAGCACGTTGCATATTGCCTGGAAGATTAGCCACTTGATGGAACTCGGGATTTTGTATACCTGCTGCTGCTAGATTGGTTCCAGCGACTGCAGGCAAGTTACGAGTGTTAACATCAACCGCTGGTAAGTTTTGTTGATCAGGTTCAGGATATCCTGGATCATCTGGATCTGCATCTATGTCTCGCATACGACCAAGCAGGTCTCGCATACGTTGATTAGGTTCTATGTTTCTTGTAGCTCTATGTGTATCAGACTGACTGGCTCTGCGCTGTTGCGGAGCATCACCTCGGGGTTCATCACGGGGTTCATCTCTACGCTCTGGTTCAGGAGCCGAAGGTAGATTATCTGCTTTGGGAGAGAAGAGATCGTCAAAACCGGACCAATCAATATCCTTATCTTTGAGATCTTGTTTTTTCTTTTTGTCCGCTTCGAGCAGATAATCACGAAAGGTTTTCATTAATCGGCTTTCCCGCACTTGGCACGTTTAGCATTTGTTAATGCTCCAAAATCTACTGGCCATTCTTGACCTGGTTGTAGCTCTTTAGCATTGGCAGGATATTTAAATGTTATTCCTGCTTGTTTTTGTATATCAGCTACGGGCATACGGAACTTGGTCAAGTCATTGCCTAGATTGCCATAAGGTTTATTGTGTGGGAATGCCCAGCCTGCTATGGCACCTGTTTGTTGATCGATAACGATCTTATAATATCCATGCGGAACGATGACTCCATTTCCGATAAATGGATCACCAGCGCCATAGAATGCCCCCACGTATATGGTAAAAGGACGATTCTGCTGTACCGCCCACCCACGGACTGATGTTTCCAGTAGTTTCCAAATTCCACGATTTAAACTTCCGTGCTGTGGATACATATTGGTCATCAAAAAACTCTCATACTCCACGATCTGTGACCAACTTAAGTCACCATCGGGAGCGGCATGTCCTTTGTCGTAGCCTGTGCCTGCGTAGTCATTAGGAGTTGGTCCTCCTGGAACTGACTGGTCCGCAACGAATGCGTTCGTACGTGGAAAGCATCCTAAGGCATTTTGTGGAAGTAGTGTGTAGGCCACGTAAGCAGGTATCTTTACAGGAGCATCATATGCTACTAGATATGCTTCTCTGCAGATAGGCTGTGCCGGTCTGCTTGATTGTGCCCATCCCCATGGGCTATGTACTTTGCAGGCATCTACTGGAAGTGGTGCTCGTTGATCCCATGCATGAGACACTGAACAGGTACCTAGACCTGCCATGGTTAAAATAAAAATACCTAAGAGTTTATTCATTTATCATCCTTTATCATTCCCAGATCACCATCTTAAATCGTTCTTTGGGAATGCCAAAAAAATCACACTTCCAATCACTCTGTGCGAAAAAATCTAAATGATGCCATTTGTCTTTGTATTTAAGCAGATCGCGTCCTGCTTGCTCAAAATCTATGCTGTTAATCACGGGCTCGATTTTATCTTTAACTGCGCATATTTCTTCGTAGCTAAACCCATCGTACTCCCAATGGAGTATTTCAAAAGCATTTCCTTCACGATCAACATAGTCCATGCTAAAGTCTAAACCCCATTTAGGACGCATGGCTATTATCTTGTATATCAACGGCAGAGTCTTGGCCCAAAATTTAAGCTGCTCCAAGGCAGCTCCTGTGTATCCTTTACGCTCAAACAATAGGCTGTGATTAAGGACAGCACCTTCCTTTTTTGTTTCCTGTGTGTACCAGTTTTGTTTTAGTGCTGTACGATGTTTACGATGCTGTTGTGTGATAGCGTCATTGGTGTTGGCAAAATGCTGTTCCAGGATAGTTAGGTCGTATCCGTTCTGATCAAATAGCGCAAGGTCTTCAGGCAAGGGTATGTATAACATCTTACCTATGGGTTTATCCCAGTAACCGTTGGGATCTAGTTGATTTTTTGTCAACTTGATCATGATTCGCTCCTTACTTGACTATTGGCCCGCCAGTGATCCAAAGTTCGCAGCTACGTGACCCTGCGCATTTGAAATGTAGCAGATTACAGTAGCCCAAATCTGCTGCTTCACGAGTCTTTTCTGCTTCGTAGGCTTCTTTACCCATGCCATCATGTATGCACTTGTACATAGCATTTGTAATGTTAAATGCCGCACAGTTACCGCAGGTCATAGTCTTAGCAGTCTTTTCATCTATGTCCCATTGCTTGGCTGCATCTTTCCAGTATCCGCCCGGTTCGTCTGGATTGGCAGGACCGTAGTGATGTTTGTCTATAGCAGTTTGTCTATTCTTAACATTAACTTCTAGGTCGTAGGTAGCGATAGGACAGCCCTTGTTGGCAGCTTCTACAATGTTGATATACTTACGATACATTAGTAGATCTCCCGCCACTGTGTGCTGACTCGAACAGTGCCAGCAGTGTCACCTATATTTGTTACTGCTACTACGTATATTTCACTGTCTGTGCTGTCATAGTTTTGAACGATGTAGTTCTTTTTAGCTGAGCTCGGTAGATCACTGGGCGGAGCACCTGCTGACTTTTGACTACCTTGTGTGGTAGCTGCTAGATATCCACCATCGATCATCTCACCACCAGTAAATGCCGTAGCACCTGCGTTGTATTCTACACCACTACCATCGTTAACTGGAACCCAACTGGTACCGGTAGTTAGTTGGCTTATCCCTGTAAGTTTGATCAACTTCCATTCCATGTTTTCCTGTGTGCCAAACACATTGACACTACCCATACGCACGATCATACGATTAGCATAGGTATTGAATGCTGTCTTTAATCTAATAGCCAACACTGGCAATGTTGCGCCTGCGGCCAGTGCTCTTGACGCAGGACTGTTTACAGCCCAATCTTGTCCTGCTTCAACATAGCCTCCTTCTGATACCACAGTAGAACATATCTGATCAAAGTATGCACCTGCTGTGGTACCTGTGTTTAAGATCTCACAGCGTACAGGCAAGTTTGGTGAGCTCATATATACTGTGGTCAAGTTGTTTGAGTGAAAGAATATATGGCAAGGTATGTAGGCACCTTCATGTACAAAACCTACTGTGACAGCCCCTACTCCTAACCATTGAAACTCAATAAAGATTAGTTGTGTTTTAGTAATATCTATGCTGAATAGACTGCCACCCTGGCCGTTGCACCGATCAATATTCCAGTTGGCCTGTGTTACACGATTTTCTACAGGAGTACCAGATGTATAAGTTCTTATAACCCAACTGAGTGTTCCGTCGCCTGCTTGTTCAAAGAAGATACCGTTGTTGTCATCAAAGTATCCTGTGCGTTTGGTTACATTGGCTGTTGCGGAATAGAATACAAAACTTGAAAGTATCTGCTGGCTCTTACCTGGCATATAGTGATGATAGAACTTAGTCTGATGAACAACACGACTAGCGGAGTTGTTAGTAGTTGTCAATCTAGCGCAGGCTTTGTTTGATTGGAACGCCACTGAACCACCGTTGAATACTTTGTCGATAAAGTTAGGATCTAATCCGTACAAGTGTTTGTAGTCACCTAGAGTAAAGGGACTACTCATACGTATGCGACCAAATGCGTCTGACTGTCCTACCTTGAGTGTAGTTCTTAGAACAGGCTGACCTAGAGCATTATACTCCATGGCCTTATGCAGGTCATTTAGATTAGGTTCTCTAGGATGATTATACCCTGTGGTATTCTCTGGCTGGTCTTGAGACATCTATCAGAATCCGTTTACGATTGTTTTGTAGAACACCAGTCCAGTGAAGGTTCCTGTTCTTTCCTGTGTAGAGTTAGACCAAGACACAAAACACGATCCAGTTACCTGATTGTTTCCGCATTGTATTCTTATTGGATAATAAGCACCTTCTGTTAACTGTATCGACCCAGATGCATCTTGATTACCATGTAGGCCACCGTTGTTAACTAGAGCATTAGCAGTAGTGAAACCAGATACTGCTGTATCGCCGATCCATAGATAACTGGCGTCATCGCTATTTGTATAAAATGTATAGGTATCAGTCTTTGGCGGTACGAAGAATCCTCTCCATTCTACACTAGTAGAAACTGGAATATTTGAATCTGCGATAGATATGGCACTTGGATAACCAAATACACTCGGTGAGTTCATTATAAAAAAATTAGGATCGTCATTAAAGTATCCTGCATACTTGTCATGCCACAAACCGTCGTAGTATAACTTTCCTGATCCTGTAATCCAAGGACGACCTTGTACAAGTCCTCCTGGATTTTCATTATTCAAAATGTCATTGTTGACATATCTTGTAGGTAACTGAGAAATATCATATTCAGATCTAAGATTGCCATCTGCTGCTCGATCTGATGCTGCTAGATCAAGTTTGGCCTTTTGGCGTAGTTCTTTTGTTGATAGGGTTGAAATACCATTTGCTGACATCAGTTTCTCTCCCCGGGATATATTCTAAAACTGTTGCCACGGAGATCAGCTGCCTGTTTAGGACCATTGACTCCTCCGCCTGCGTTTGTTGTCACCGCATCTATTGAAGCATACTGTTCATTAGGTTCGTTGGCAAATGTAGGATCTACTTCTGGTTCTTGAACAAGATCGATGATCTGTTTGAAATGGTTGATGTCTGCAGGCTGACCTGCGATAGCTACATCCGCAGAAATGGCTTGTGGTTTTTCAACTTCCACGCCTGCATCAATGTTGTCTATAAGATCTAATAGATCTCTGATTATTTCTGTTGCTCTCATAGTCCACTCAACTTTTTAATATCACTAACTTCATCAGCTTGATCGATGCTGTTCATGAACTTTAAGATCGCAGGATAATCTTCCATAGTCACTGGACTGTGCTGCGATAGCTTGATAACGATTTCAGCAACATCGTGTATGTCGCGGTCGTCTTTGATATCTTCGCGAGCCAGTTCTAACAAGCGAATAAATAAAGGTACATCGATTTTAATAATATCCATAGTACAATATTTAGCGTAGAAAGGTGCAGGATGATAGATAAAAAACCCTTTACAGAACTGCTTGCAGGACTAAAAGAAAACGGAAAATATCGTGTTTTTAACGACATCGTGCGTGAGCGAGGCAAGTTTCCCACAGCATTATGGTATGGTCCTTACAATATCAAGAACATCGTAAACTGGTGCTCCAACGATTACCTTGGCATGGGTCAGCACAAAGTTGTCTTAGACGCTATGCACACAGCCTTAGATCATACAGGATCAGGTTCGGGCGGTACACGCAACATCGGCGGTACCAGCCACTATCACGTAGCTCTAGAACACGAGCTAGCACTACTACACAATAAGGCGCGAGCACTGTTGTTCAGCAGTGCATATGTGGCCAACGAATGGACTCTTATCGCACTAGCTAAGATCATTCCTAACATACAATACATCAGCGATGAGAATAATCACAACTCGATCATCGTTGGTATCAGTCACAGCAAGGCATCTAAACAGGTATTCAAGCACAATGACATGGCTGACCTAGAAGATAAACTAGTCAACGCCCAGTTAACTGGTCATGTTCCTTGTATCGTATTTGAGTCAGTTTATTCTATGGATGGTGATGTAGGCAAGATCAAAGAGATCTGCGATCTCGCAGACAAGTATCATGCCATGACCTATATTGATGAAGTACACGCGGTAGGACTCTATGGCGCCCACGGTGGCGGTAAAGTAGAAGAACTAGGATTGGAGTCTAGGATTGATATAATCAATGGTACACTAGGCAAAGCCTATGGAGTCCAAGGCGGCTATATTGCTGCCGATAGTGACGTCATCGATGCCATACGTTCAGTGGCAGCTGGATTCATCTTTACTACCAGCATGAGTCCTGTGGCCTGTGCAGGTGCCCTAGCTGCTGTGAAGTATCTCAAGGATCATAATGAGATACGAGAGAAACATCAAGAACGTGCTCGTAAACTCAAACACAGACTAAAGGTAGCAGGTATTCCTGTTATGGAATGCTCTACTACTCACATCGTTCCTGTGCTTGTAGGTGATGCTAAGAAGTGTAAGTCAATGAGTGATATGCTGTTAGCAGAACACAATATCTATGTGCAGCCAATCAACTATCCTACTGTGGACGTAGGCACAGAGCGTTTACGCTTTGCACCTACACCATTCCATAATGATTCTATGATTGAGGATCTGGTAACTGCGCTGGTTGCCGTGTTTGAGAGTCACCGGGACTAATACGATAACGATCCTCTCCGTTTTCAGTGGTTCCCACTTCAAAGATAATGCCGCTATCGCTAAGGCAAGTTAGTTGATGTGGACTCAAAGGCGCTACTTCAAAGGCACTGCCTGTCTGAAGTTCTATCTCTCTATGTTCGCCAGTCTTGGTATCAACAAAGTTTAGTTTAAATGTGCCTTCATTAATGAACCAGCTCTTTCTACGTTCGCTGTGATAGACCATGCTAGTCTTAGCGCCTGCACGTTCAAAGACTAAGAGCTTGCCGCTATACTTTTCATTGTTGCACCAAAGGATTTCAAATCCCCAACCTCTTTCTATTCTTCCTAGATCCATTATGGTCTCCGATCGATGATTTGATCTACTAGACCATAGGCCTTGGCTTCTTCTGCTGACATAAACGTATCACGATCCATGTCACGTTCAAAGTCTTGATAGGTCTTGCCCGCAGTATTGTGCTTGACATAGAGCTCAGTTAAGATAGTTTTCATCTTAGTGATCTCTTTGTATTGGATTTCGATATCGCTCTGCATACCACGAGCACCTCCCGATGGTTGGTGGATCATATGACGTGCATAGGGCAACATAAACCTTTTACCTTTGGCTCCTGCCTGTGCAAGGAAACTGCCCATTGAGCAGGCTTGACCCATTACATAGGTTGCTACGTCTGGCTTAATAAACTGCATGGTATCATAGATAGCCATACCTGCTGTGATAACACCGCCAGGACTGTTAATAAACAAACTGATGTCTTGATCAGGATTTTCACTTTCTAAGAATAGCAACTGTGCTACGATAGTATTAGCCATGTTATCTTCTACAGGACCATTCAACATGATGATCCGTTCTTTGAGCAAGCGACTGTAGATATCGTAGGCACGCTCACCCTTGCTGGTAGTTTCGATAACCATTGGAATCAAACTCATAGTCTTTCCTTTTTGTTGTAAGTTGTATTAGTATAATGTGGCAACTTGGACACGTCAACTATATTTTATCTCAAAAGGCTCTTGTTTTCAGCAATATATGAGTATATAATGAATCTTGTAGTTAAATACTCAAAAGTAGCAAATCATGACAACACTTCTATTAAATGCCGACGCTCAGCCAGTCAGCCTGCTACCACTTAGCACTGTAGATTGGCAAGAAGCGATCAGATATCTAGTCCTGGACAAGGTCCGTGTGATGAGTTGGTACGACGATTGGATCGTTCGTTCTGCTCGTTGGGAGACCCGCGTCCCTGCGGTCATGATGCTCAAAGAGTATCAGAAGACTAAAAACTATGTGCGTTTGAGTAAACGTAATGTGTTCCTGCGTGACCGTTATATCTGTCAATACTGCGGTACACAATGCCAAAGCGAAAACGCCACTTTGGACCATGTGCATCCAATCAGCCTGGGTGGTAAGACCACTTGGGATAACAGTACTACGGCCTGCAAACGCTGTAACTACGAAAAGGCTGCGCATACCAAAATGAAGCCCAAAATCAAACCCTACAAGCCAGATTACTGGGAACTTGCAGAAAAACGTAAGAAAATGGGTTACCATATCGCTCATCCAAGTTGGCGAGATTGGTTGGGCATAGAGGGTTGACAAACTGCTTCTAAGGTGCTATACTATTGTCATAGTTAACACTTTAGGAGCAACCTTGAAAGATACCCGCTATTGGTTAGTCAGCTGGGACAACCTCGGTGTTGAGTTTCTCGAGGAAATCACAGACAGCCACCCAGACAACTGGGCTAAGAAGCATCTGTTTGATTCTATCAAGTATTCTAAAAAAATCGAAGCGCCTCTAAGTTTTAATCTCAGCCACTTAGTGATGCGGGCTCAGATGAATAGTCATCGCCACTACGAGATCTATGTGTTTACCAGCACCGCAGATATCGGTCTAAATGAAATAAAGATTTGGACTGACAGCGACCCGCAAGGATTCGCAGATTGGGTCCGTGAAAACTATTCTTATCAAGTTTTTAGCAACCGTAAAACTACGAAAGACGTGATCGTATGAGAACACAACCACAGACTATCATCCAGCAACTAGAAGCAGACAACTCACGACTGGCCAAAGAAGCTATCCTAGCCAAGGCCATGCAAGAAGGACTCGATGAGTTCTTCGAAGGTCTGCGTATGTGCTTGGACAAACTACATACATTTGGCATCAAGCAGGTGCCCGTAAAAGAGGAAGACGATGGACAGGGACTATCTTGGACTAACTTTATTGAGCTTGCGGACAGTCTATATCGCCGTAGGCTTACTGGGCATGCCGCTAGGGATGCTGTTAATCTGGCTATGTCAGTAGCTACCAAAGAGCAATGGAACGATTGGTATCGACGTATCCTTATCAAAGACCTGCGCTGTGGTGTTTCAGAAAAGACGGTAAACTCCGTGGCCAAGGACACGGGGTTGACTCAATACCGTGTGCCTGTGTTTGAGTGCATGTTGGCACACGACGGAGCCAATCACGAAAGCAAGATCACAGGCAAGAAGATCCTGCAACGCAAACTAGATGGTGTGCGCTGTCTTACTGTAGTAGACTTTGAAAGCCGTACTGTTACCATGTACACACGCAACGGTAAAGAGTTGGCTAACTTTCCGCATATCGTTAAGGCCTTTGAAGATAACCTAGACAACTTTGGACGTAGTTTTGTCTTTGACGGTGAAGTCATGAGCGAAACATTCCAGGATTTGATGAAGCAAGTGCATCGCAAGGACAATGTGCAGAGCGGTGATGCTGTGCTACATCTCTTTGACATCGTGCCTTTGGTAGAGTTCAAGCAGGGTCAGAGCTCCATGGGTCAGCGACGCCGTGTTAACTTCCTCAAGGGCTTTGAAAACATCTTTGCTGACGCAGGCTGTATCACTATCGTTCCACAGATCGAAGTGGATCTAGATCAGTTCGTAGGCAAGATCGAGTTCCAGGACTTTAACAAACAGATGATCGCTGAGGGCTACGAGGGCATCATGATCAAGGATCCTGAAGCCAAATACGAGTGCAAACGTAGCACCAGCTGGCTCAAGCAAAAGCCCTATATCGAAGTAACATTGACGGTCACGGCTGTGGAAGAGGGCACTGGCCGTAATCAAGGACGTTTGGGTGCCCTAGTATGTGAAGGTGTAGATGATGGAAAGAGTATCGCAGTTAACGTGGGCAGTGGATTCAGTGACAGCCAGCGTAAAGAGTTTTGGGAAGCCTACACGCTTCGAGCCGATAGCATCGTGGGTCAGGTCATTGAAGTCCGAGCGGATGCGGCGACTAGGAGCCAAGATAGTGAAGACCTATACTCGCTACGGTTCCCCAGATTCCTTCGATTCCGCGGTTTTGCGAAAGGTGAAAAAATCTAAAATGGATCGACAGGCTATCAAAGACCTAACCTACGGTGGCATACAAGAACTGCTTAAAAACCGTACCTACTACTATCACAGCTCAGTGGGCTCGGGCTATAGTCATTGGACTGAAGAAGGCAAGGCTGCGCTGGCGGAGTTCATGAACATGGTGGGCTTTGAAATGCTACGTGCTGAAGAAGCTGAACTGGACCGTCGTGCCAAAAAGATGGTCATGGATGGATTGAAAGGCGTAAAATGAAGTTATTTCTAGGATGGGTCCTGCATCTCATACAGGGCCTTAAGTTTTGGCAGTGGACTTTCTTTGTGGGTTGGGGCCTGCTGATCACCAGCTGGCTCACTGAAGATCCCGTCAGACTCTACTGCAACTTGGGCGCCATGGCCATATTCTTATTTTGGATTTTCAAGTGGTTCTTGGTAGAGCCCTTGATGGAAAGCTGGCATCGTTATCGCGAACAACGCGAACGCTTATTCGATACTATCAAGAACAGCGATCACTAAAGCCAAGCATTCACAGCCTGATGCCCACAGAGCTCAGTGCTGTTAGACCATAGATCCGCAGGATCCTGCTCAAAGAGCCAATCAGGGCTGGGACCACGAGCTATGAGCCAGCTAGAGCTGTGATGCCAGGGTGGGCTACCACGTAGCTCTGCTTCCAACTGTTCTGGAGCCCAAGCACAGAGCCCAAACATAAAACGAAAGTGTCGAGGGTAGTCACCATCTGCCACACAGGCAAACATCTTTTCATCGCTGGTCATAGACCAATGCTCGTTGATCTCTATGGTCTCCATCATGGACCACTCTGAACTGTGCAGCATCCAAACTGTAGTGGTGTTCACAGGGCCACCCCAGTACAGAGGAAAGTTCATGCGTTCGGGCAGATTAAGATCCACTTCACGTGCTAGATCTAGCAGTGTATGAGGTGTGGGTTTATTGATGGTCAAGCCCGCCCAGCCCCCTTGGTGTTGCTGTGTCAGCATGATCACTGACTTTTTAAAACGTAGGTCGGGCATCTTTGGGGGTGCTATGAGTAGATCACCTAGTTCTAGATGCATGATCTGTCAACTCCAGTCTGGTAAGGGGCCGCCGTATTTCTTGCCCTTGATACGTTTTCCTCGGACCTTGATGCGCTCTGAGCCTACCTTGTGGCTCTTGCCCCCATCACGGCTACGATAGCCCTGGCTCTTGCATGAAGCCAGTTGGCTAGCACCTAGGGCCGAGTCTGGCTTACCGCTTAGGCAAAGGTCTCTGCTCGCGGGTTCTTCGTCTACTAGTGATTCTCTGATGATTTCGTTGATTTTCATGCGTAGGTGCCTCGAGGGTGTGTGGGCCATGTGATGTCATAGGGCCATCCTGGCTGCGAAGGTAGATCTCTCAGGGCCTGACGGAATGCAGTCCAAGAGTGCTGTTGCTGTGTGGTCATCTGTGCCCAGCGATCTGGTAGTACATAGACGTCACTTTCTCTAAGGAACTTGTCACGTTGACTGCGTGTGGCCAGGGTGTCTTCTGCGAGCCTACTTACTCGTTCTTGTGCAGTGATAGTTCTAGTCTGCCACTGTAGATGCCACTGTCCATTGACCTGTACAGGACCCACTTGTTCTACTATCGTGCGGCGATCCATGGGCTTAGAATGGTCGGGTTCTGGGGGCGCATCAAGCTGGATGTTCTGGCCCTGATCTCTTAGCTGGCGATATAGTTGTTGGTCAATCATATGTGTATTTACGCTCCGTAGATGATGCCCGCGACTAATATGTCACGGGTCAGCTGTTTCTTTAGTGTTTTGAAGTCTGCGCCCACATCATACCACTGTATGTAGCCACGTTCATCGTGATAAAGCACCTGTGGTGTCGTTGATGTGACATCGGGTATAGTATTGCCCACAGCATCCTGTCCAGGTAGGCCACGTGGACCCTGTTCGCCCGGGGCTCCCTGTGGACCTTGTGGTCCAGCGATAGTGACTATGCCTGTGACTGTGTCAGTGGTAGCTGTGCTGCCCGCAGCGACCTGTACAGTGACGGTGGCAGTGGCAGCAGCGGCAGCAACATCAGCAGTGGCTATACCATAGCTCACAGGGTTCAATCGCAGGGTAGTAACGCTGGTACCGTCTACTGCGCTTTGTCGTGTGAATCCCTGTGCAGCAGCAGTGACTAGATCGCTTCGTGTAGTGATGGCCATTATTCTCTCTCCACCCAAGTGCCCCAACCGGGAAACTCTGTGTCTATGACTGCCTGCATATGATCAGCATTGTGCATGGCTACCAAACTGTAGAAATCTTTAGAGCCCACACGCTCAGTCATGAGCATCATAGAGTTGTTGGGATCCGCGACGAATGCTCTAACAGACGCTAGTCGCTCAGAGTCAGGATCAGTGAGTTGATATATGATTCTCATATACATATTTAACCCTAGTTCACAAGAATCCAAAAATGCAGAGCAGAGACTTTGACTAGGCGAAGCCCTAGCGCAATTTTTATAGCCGCGAAGCGGCAGCGGTCGCGAAGGGTTTCTAGCAGAAATCCAAATGCTGTTGACGAGTTAACTCAGGATACTGTAAGTGTATCCAAGCTAGATATCTCTCTGGAACGAAAAAGTCTATGCAGTCCCCGCGAAACTCTAGATGACCGCCTAAGGGTTGTACGCGAGCCCATATGGCTTCTTGATCATAGGCAACCGTACTAGTAAGTCTTAGACACACAAGCGATCTGCGATGTATCACGTTATAAGAGTAATAGGAATGTGTACATGACCTCAGAGCATTCTATGAGCACTATGTAGCGATCACCAAAAAAGTCCAGTTGATCTGGATTGACTTCATCGCGTATGAGCGTGTGTATGATGCGTATGGGCTGGCCTGAGTCTATGAAGTCGTGTAGACGTTCCAGCTGGCCAAGATCATAGTCTAGAGTGTACATACTGCTATTTAACGTAGAATCAGGGCTTGCGGGCCGCTAGAGGCTTAAATATGCATATGAATAAACTAGTTCGTACTGTAGTAGAAGATGATGTTTGGTACGTGTTAGCACTCTTATTATTGAGTGTGATCAGCTTTAACTTGGGTTTACTCATAGGCTGGATTTGGATACTAGCACGATGATGTCAGTCTACTATCTAGTACACAAGGACACGGGTCGTAGACTGCGCTACTATAAGAATCGGGCAGGAGCCCGAATAGCCCAACGTGCTCGTAACTCGCACTTGGGCTTTAAAGATCGTGTAGAACGAGTAGACATAGGCAACTGGGAAATGGAACAGTGTAGACTACAGGACGGAACTATAGTAGAAGCAACTTACTGTATAGTAGAAGATACCGTAGATACCATAGACTTCATAGAAGCTGCAGACTAGCAGGCCCCGCTGCAAGATGTTGTGTGCTTGCGCACAACAACACTGGGTCATGTGCGTATGCGCATACGGGTCAGTAAATGCAGAAAAGTGTGATTTACTGATCGGAGGTCTGCGTATAGACATCGCTACAGGGGGTCTAGGGTGCAAGAGAGTGCAGAAAAGTGTGGATTTGTGTGAAAAAGTGTGACCAT